GATCTTCAATACCATTCTTTCTTTTATACCTAGAAATATATTTAATTACATTACCCTCACAAAAATTAAAATTGTTTTCAATAATAAAATCTATTGGTTCAATCTTGTTTGCTATGTAGTGTGCTGGTTCTTTTATATTGTCTGCCATATTAAATCCTTTTTTTTAGCAAGGTGGGGAAAACGATAGAAAGGGAAAAAAACCCCACCCTGCTTGATACCCTTTAGCCTAAGTTAAAAGGTATATTCGTTATTACCACCATCATCTGCTTTTGCAAAGCTATTATTACTAGACTTACCTGCTCCACTTGGTGTTAAAATTATAGTCAACTCTCCTGCTTTTACTTTGCCGTCTTGATCTTTAGACGGAAAGGCAGCTTGGTTGTACCATTTACCATTAATGTTTACTCCAATAGTCCAGTTCTTATCTGGATGCTTCATATTTTTTGGACCAACATATATAGGAAGTTTATCTTCTGGTGACTTCCAATCTGGGTTCTTGGTTAGGTTAATGTATATCTTGTCGGATTTATTATCCATGTTTACTCCTTGGTTATATCAATCTTATGATTGATTATTGTTTAGTTTGACCTCATGCTCACGAGTATGTTTTATCATTTGATCGTATGCTTTGGGGTTATTGTTTTTAAGATAGTTTACTTGATCTCTAACTTCATCTTTAAGTTTACCTAATTGTTTTAAAGATTTAGTATTAGATATTTCTTCCATCATATATTCTACATCCACCTCATCATCAAGGCGAGTAGGTTCTTCTACAGATTGCTCTGGAGAATTTTTTGTAAAAACATCTTCTTCTTTTTTTTCATAACCATCTTCATCTTTCATTCCTGTTTTTAAATTTAAAAGATTTAAGAAAGCATATTTTCTAGAATATGACATAGCAGATCCAGTTCCATACTGATCTAATTTACCTATTGAAGAACAACCCTCAACTATAATAAAACTTTTTGGATCATCAATATCATGTACTCTCATTGTGCAAACAACCATAACCATATTTCTAGATTCAACTACTTCAGTTAAATAATTACAAGTTACATACAAACCTTGATCTAACAATGCTTGAGTTGCTTTTTCTTGTACCGCATCATGAAGTAAGGGGTTAAAGTGCATACCTCTAACTTTCTCTGCTTTTTTAACACCACCTGCATTAATGCAAGCTGCGTGTAATTTTTGGTAAATGTTTTTTTTATTTTGATTTTTCATATTATATATATTTGTTTCACTACTCATTTTTTCTCCTTTTAGTTTATGTTTTTAAAACCTTTATATTTTAAATGTTTTTCTTTATCTGTAACTCTATATGCAACTTTGTTAATAGGTTCTTGATATTGATGCTCTCTTCTTTTACTGACAAACATACCAGAACTAGAGCCAATAGAATTTAATCTATTTATTGATTTAGCTTCTTCTCTTTTTTTATTTCTTTCATCTTCAATTTGTTTTAAAGATTCCAGTTCTTGTTTGTTTTTTTCTATTTTAGCTCTTGCGTTAGCTAAAAATTCAGAAGTACCTTTTGTTAAAAGAAACTCTATTTGTTCTAATAATTCTTTATTATTATTATAAAGTTTATTTTTTTGTTGTTGTATTTGTTTATTTGATTTCATATTTTTATACCCCATAGTTTATTGATTAGTTGTTTTTGTTCATCTGCTAGATCTTTATAATAAAAGAAATGATTAAGATCTGGTGGCTCCATCATGCTTGCTAATCTGTTGATGTTACCTTCAGAAAACATAATCATTTTTTCCCATGTTAGAATTTTATCTACCATGACATCATAAAGATGTTGTAAATGATCTGCCTTCATTAACTCATGGCTCTTATCAAAGATAACATAATCTTTATCATTAACATATACCAAGTATGGTATCTTCTTTGTTGCCATGTAGTAGAACGAAGTCTGTGTAAGGTTCTCAATCGTAGGTTCAGTTGGTAGATCTTGAGAGATCATGTTCCATTCTTCTTTACCTCTAACCTTTTTTAAATTAGGTGGTTTAGTTTTAAGTTCTATAAATTTTGTTTTAGTTTCATAATCGATACGACCAATGACAGGCTTGATCATGTCAAACTCTTTTAGTTCTACATATCTTTCACAAACTAATTTTTCTTTTTCGACAATCTGCTGCACAACTTTTTTTGTAATTGGAATACAATCTTCTGCAAACTTAATCATAGCTTCTCTGCCGAACTTATCCTTTGCGTCTATTGGTGGTTTTTCATTTAAAGTATCTAATTCATTTTGAAAACAAACTGTTTGATCTCTATCCCATTCAGTTTCTTTATCTGTCTTTGATGTATAAATAACATCTGCAATTAATCTTTGAACCACATTATTAACTAAATTACCAAAGTTAGCTTTGTATCTAACTAACCAAGATCTTCTAATTTTTTGTGGGAAACTGTAACCAATAATATTTTTTGCAAAGGGTGTACTTGTAGATGAATAAGACCAATGAGGTAATCCTTCACCACCATTAAATATTGAGAATGCTTTCTTCTGACGAAGTAAGAAGGAATCTTCAGCTTTTTTTATTTTATCGTTTTCCATTTTTTTCCAATCTGTTTTTTTGCTAACGATTACAATGATTTTAAGATGTTGTCAACGGATAATTATAATTGTATAACGGAGAGAAAATGACTAAAAAAAAACTACCTTACAAGAAAGTTCGTATCATTTGGGTTGATATTTGTAGCAGCTCACAATGGTATGATGATCTAGCAGATGTTGATAAGTTTAGCTATTCTTGGTGTGAGGATATTGGTTATCTATATTATAAAGATTCTAAGGTAGTAAAGATATTTACTTCTTATTCTTATGATGAAGATAAACTATCTGTTGGAAACATCACAGCTTACCCTAGATCAGTAGTTAAAAAAATATTGTACGAGAAATGACATACTCTGGAATCTTTGATGAAACTGATTGTAAGCAAGAACTTAAACGAGCCAAGAAATATATTAAGAAACAAGCTGATATAATTTTTGCACTTGAGAAAGAGATTGAAGAGAAAGAAAACGAGATAAGGATATTAAAAAATGGCTCGTGATGTATATGCTTTTAGTAATGGCAAATATTCTGATTGGCACAGAAAATATGACGGCATTGCTTATATAGATGTTGATAGTGTTGAGTGTTGTCAGTATTGTTATGAACCTCTTGCTATAATTGAGACTTGTTATGACAAAGATCAGAAATGGAAGGCTACAACCCTCTCAAAGATCATCGCAGAACGCTTAAACATACCCTGTTTTTTAGTATTCTATAAGGAACTGACACCAAGTAGCCTAACCTTTAGAATCAAGCGTATACGGAGCCGACAGACAGAGTTTAAACTAATGAGTGAGGACCAATGGGTTAAAATCTTGAGATCCTTGCATGACCACCACAAATTAAAATGTAAATCAACCAAACGAAAGGATAAATAATGAATGTAAGCAGAGGATTTTTACATATAACTTATAAACTATACCACCATTTAGATCTGGTAGACGGAGAGAGGAAGTCGCATTGTTTAAATGTATTCTTATCTGTGATGAAATATGCTTGGAAGAAAAATGGATATAAGGCTCAACTGCGTCATGAAACAATACACAAAGATACCGGTCTTTGCCGTACCACAATTAAATCGTGTCTGGAAACACTTAATAAATTAAATATTGTTAAGTCTGTTAGAGGTAGATCTGGTAAAACTTATCTTGTTAATGAGACATTTTTGCGAGCTGAAAAGAATTATGATAGCCATAATACGACTATCTCAAATTCTCAGATAGCCGTTAAACCTACACAAGATAGCCGTTTTACGGCTACATTAGAAGAAACAATATACATTAATAATATAGGTAAAATAGTTAAGAGTTTTGCAGGGGATACCGAGAAGATATTAGATGAGTTATCTAAGCTACCTCTGGAAGAGTTAAAAGCAGAAACTGTTAATGTTTATTTATGTAAACAAGCCATTCAACTTAAAGAAGATAAGGAACGAGAAAGTAAAGCGACTTATGTTAGTGGGGATAAAATTCTATCGGCATTGTCCAGAATAAAGAAACAAGCTAACCCAAGATACAGAGAGAAAGTTGAATACAATAAACGCAATGGGATTAAACCATGGGAGAATAAATAATGCCGGGTAGACCAATGAGAAAGGTATTTTGCCAAGGTCATACTCGTGCTGGGTTAAGAGAGGGTAAGAAAATACCTTGTAGAATGAAAGGTTATCCACTATCTGGGGGTAAGGTTTTCAAATGTAAATTTCATGGATTTCAAAACTATGATAAGTTTAACAAAGCTAACTACACAGATGAAACAAGAATAAAACAACTATCAAAACTAATACAATTTAGGAACTATACTGATGAGCAAATCAAAGAATACTATTACACCAAAACCAAACCAAGAATTATTAACAAAGGAAAGTCTGTCTATCATAGAAGAAAAATTGGTAAACGGAATGACCCTTTCAGAGATACTACAAGACAAGCAGTATCAGTTCAGCTTAGCGAAGTTCTACAACTACTTGAAAAAAAATCCAGAACTAGAAACAAAGATACTTGAAGCTAGAAAGTTAGGTGTTCAAACTTTAATTGATAAACTACTTCAAGTGTTTAACTATCAAGAAGTTGAATCTCCAAACGAAATCTTGTGGATTAGAGAGAAGGCAAAATTACAGATCTATATTCTGAT